ACATTGGAGATGAACTCGATGTCTTCGGTCATTGCACGGTCTCGGGCTGGGCCTGAGCGGCAAGGCGGGCGGACTCAACCTGGGCCTGCGCATCCATGGCGTTACCGTGATGATCGACGGCGGACTGCATCAGATTAGCGTGGTGATCGACCATGCCCTGCATCTGCGCAGTAGTAATAGCCTCGTCGCGGCTAATGAAGGCTTCCAACTGCGCTTCATTGAAAGAGCCGGTGGCGGCGATCTGCGCGACCGCCAGTTTGCTCGCATAATCGAGGCGCATCTTCATGGCGGCCTGCTGATGATCAAGCATCATCTGCTGGTTCTTCTGCTGGGCTTCGGCCTGGTTCTTCTGGGCCTGCACCTGGACCTTCTGCTGCTCGATCTGGGCCAGCATCATGGTCGGGTCCTGCTTCTGCGGCTGCTGCTGGGCGTGCTGCTGCAACTGCTGCGGCGTCACATCGCCGAAGAACTTGGTTTCGTCCTTGTAGCCCGCCAGATGGCACATCTCGGCAAGGGTCTCGCGATACTTGTCCACGGGAGCGAGAGGATTATCCGGCCCCAGAAGCTGGATGATCTGTTCCTGCTTGCCGGCGACCTGAGCAAGGAAGGCGAGGCTCTGCTGGTCGGTGCCGCGTCCAAGCGCGACGTTGGGCACGCAATCGAGGTCGGAGTCCCAGAAACGCGGGTCCATCTCGACGAACTTGTCCCTGAGCCGGATCATCCGTGGCTTGTCCTGATGCCTCACCACCATGCGGTAGATGCCCTTCATCAGGCGTTTCATGCCGTTGTCGGCGAACAGGCGGGCGATCATCTCCTTGCGGGCCTGTCCGGCCTGCACGGCGGCGTTCACTGCGGTCGGCGTCGTGCTCTGGAGCGCGTCGGCGTCGAGGCCGTTGGCGCCGGCATTGATTCCCGTCCTGTTCTCTTTCACCTGGTCGAGGTACTGGATGACCGGGAGTGCGTATTGACCCTGGAACGGCGTGTCGAGGCTCTGCACCATGCCGGGCTGTCTCGCTCGGATGATGTTGCCGATCTCGTTGTTCATCACGTCGTCGAGATTGACCTGTCCCTCGACAACGACCGTTCTCGGGTTGATGGACTGCTTGAGGCTGTCCAACGTGTCGCGAACGACTGCCGACTTGATGAGCTGCAAATCCATAGTCTGGTCGGCCACCGACTGACCGATCAGCAGGTGGGGAGTCGGATCGGGGCAAAAGACGGCGAAGGGAACCTCGTCGGCTACTTCGTCGAAGAGGATGTGGGGACCGATGGAGCAGACCTTGCGTAGTTCAGCAATTCCGTCGCCGTCGCGGTCGATACGTATCCATGACTCGACGTATACGAAACGCTTGAGCGCGCTGTTCGGACCGGTATCACGCGAGAAGATGTTGATAGCAGGGTTGCGCGTAATTGCCTCAAGGTTGGTGAGGTAGTAGCTGTCGTCGGAGTTGCTGATGTTCTCGACTTCATCGGCGTCATACCCCATGTCGATCAGTTGGGAGACCGTTTTGAGGCTTCTGTGACCGATGTAACGGCTGGTATCGAGGTCGCGCGTCTCGCGGTCGATCAGGAACTCCTCGGGAGGAATGCACTCAAGAACGACACGCTGCTTCTTGCGCTTCCTTCGTATCCGCACGTCGTAGACGACCTCGGCGGGCACTATGACATTGCCGTTCATCGATACAGCCTCGGTTTTCGTCACCGGTTCGGCCTCGATGATTTCGAGGTCTTCCTCCCTTTGCAGCAGGAGAAGCTGGTCGTGGCTGATGCCCGAGTAGTCCGCTTCAGTGACTTCGATGTCGTCGGACCAGTGCCACTTGATGACGCCGGTTTTCACCGTCAGCGCGTCCTTCAGGCAGTTGTGGAAGATCTCGAAGCCCGCGTTGTCGTTCCAGAAGATGTGATTCACATAATCGGTCGCCTGGTCGGCCTGTTCCACCGTCTTGGCGTTCGAGGGAATGAACTGCACGATGGTCGTGGTCTGGGTGAAGATCCGGAGAAGATCGGGGATGATGGCCAGCACGGTATCGCGCACTTCGGTCATCACCACTTCGGAACGGCCTTCCTGCTCGTTGCCGAACAGTCTTCCAAGGTAGTAGGCCTGTGCCAATGCCCGGTCGGGAGCGATGTAGCCGTCGATGAACAGCATGGCGTCGCTGATCGTGCCATGGACCTGCAGGCCGAACTCGTAGTCGTCCATCAGGTGACGCGGACCTTTGGGGGCACTGTTGAGGACGCCGACACCCTTGGGCTTTCCTCCCGCACCGGAGTTGTCCTTGCCGGGGTCGCCCGGAAGCTCAAGGTTCTCGGCAGGCCGCATGTGGTAGCGGCCGCCGCCCATGGCTTTGGGTGTGCCTATGTCCGCCATGGTTGCTCTTTCATTGTCCGGCTACGCTGGTCGATCTCGTCCCATTTGACGCGCCATTCCTGCCGGACCTCGGCCACCGCCGCGAGCAGGGCTTTCATCTCCTGCCGCTTGAGATGACGCTTCCAGGCAAGGATGTGGCTGTCGAACACTAGCTGAACACTTCGACGACGGTGGCGGTGCAGATCGCGGTGGCGACACCGTAGAGGGCACCCTGATAGATGCCGGCCTGGCTGGGGTCTCCCGAACCCCATTGATCGAAGGGCTGGTTCAGCACGACGGGGAAGCCGCGTCCTGCTCCTGTCGTGGTTACGCCAGGGCCGCCGACCCACAGGGTTCCGGCGACCGGGAGGGCGACCATGCGGCGGGAAGCGCCGGCATTGGCGGCGAGCAGGAGCTGGGCAACCGCCGTGGCGGTCACGATGCCCTGCGTGGTGGTCATCTGGTTGGCCATCAGATGATCTTCCTGCGCTTCATGCCCGAGGCCATTCCCGCTTTCACGGTGGCGGCGTGCTGGGCAGGAGACTGCACGGCGGTCGTCTTGACCTTGTCGCCGAGGGCACCCGCCATCGGAGCGCCGAAGCCGGGGCCGTTGCCCTTGGTCGAGCCCATGTCGGTCGGGTTGCCCCGAGGCATCAGGGTCTTGTGGTGCAGCATGGCGGCGGGGCCGTGCATATTGCCGACGCTGTTGGGCTGCTTCTCGAACGCCGATTCGAGGCTCTTGAACTTGCTTGTCCACGCCATCAGATGGCTCCTTCTATCCTAGCCATGATTTCTTCCTCTTCTTCAGGATGCCGGTACCGGCGTCCGCCTGATTGAACTCTTTCGCCACCTTCTGCGGCACGCCGACCTTCTTGGCGAACTGCGGGTTATGTGCCGCCGCTGCCATCAGCCTTGCCTGTTTGGGCGACTTGCTGGGCATTAGCCGAGCCAGCTCTTCTTGCCGTCGCTCTTGCCCATGTTCGGGTACTTGCGATGAACGGCGGCGCGGACGCGACCCTCGACGGCCTTGCCCGATGCTCTCGCAAGGGCGTTGCGGGCATGGCTCGCGTCCTCGATCGGATACGAGCGATCAGGACCGGCGAAGTTCTTCGTGGCGATCTTCTTGCGACCGGCGGTGGTCAACTTAGCCATCGCGGAAGTCCTCTTCGGAGTAGGTGCCAACATCCCACTTAGCGCCAAACGTATAGGCTTCCTGTATCTGAGGCGCGGTTGCAGTGGGTGCGATGCCAGCAGGCTGCATGGCAAGCGCGCGTTCCAGGGCCTCGACCCGCTGCTTGAGGTCGGCCACGAGGTCGCTGAGATGGACGACTTCCTCGACCATCAGCCGGGCTTTCCGGTGCCGCCCTTCTTGGGCATTGCCATCTTGCCGCCCTTCGGTCCCTTGGCACTGACGTTGTTGGGCTGCGGGGTCATCACGCGGCGGGTCTCGCCCGAGCGACCGCCGCTCATGCCGGACGTGTTCATCTTCTCGCTCGAAATGTTCTTGGCAGACATCAGACGACTCCTCTCAAACCGCGTTTGAGTGCTTGGCCCGGAATCCAGGCGGGGGCGCGTCCGCCGACGAGGGCACCTTGCCCTGCAAAAGTTAAGCATAATGAATCGGCAAGATCAGGCGAGCGGCGGAGGCGGCTCTTCATGCGGAGTTCATCATCCTTCGGGAGACGGCAGACCCTGGTATTGAGCCAGTCCCTGACCATGATCCAGAGTTCGTCCCTCAATCGGTAGGCGCCGAGGTTCATCGAGGTCGTCTCGGAGACGTTGACATCGCGGACGTTGAACTTGAGTTCTCTAAGGCGGTCAGCGACGCCACTTCCGAGGCCAATGCTGTCGACCATGATCTCGGCAGGTCGGTCCACATTGCCTTCGGCAGCGACCCAGCCAGTAACGCCCATGAGGTCCAATCCCCTCTGAGACTTAACTTCGAGTACGATGTTGCCTTGTCGCTTGCAGATGGTACTCCTGTCGTCACCGAATCGAGCGACATCGACGCCGTAGACGATAGGGTCTTTGGGGTTGAGGACGACATCGCGGTTCATGGCTCCGTCTACGAGGTCTGCACTGATAAGCGTCCGGGCCTCGCTGATGGGGAACTCGCCGAGGACTTTTACTCTATACTCGTTGCTGCCTTCGCCCCATCTGTGAAGCGTGTCGGCGATGAAGTCGTTGCTCACCAGCCGATTGCCCACGCAGGATTCGTGCATGGTCGTCCAGTTGGCCCGGAGACTGTTATGGGTGTCGAAGAAGAAGCCCGAGTTGCGGGTCGGGTTGCCAATGAGGATCGTGACGCAGTTGTGGCCGGACATCGAGCCAGCGGCCGCACTGTAGACTGCTTCCGGTATCCCGGAAGCCTCGTCGAAGATCAAAAGGACGAAGCCGTCTGAATGCACTCCCTGCATGGCCTCCGGCCGGTCCATAGAGGAGGTCTTCGCTGACACAAACGACTCTTCGATCTTCCGGTCCAGTTCCGCTTTCAGGACGATCCGGTCGGTCAGGACGACGAACAGGACACGGCAGAACTCTGGCAGCCTTGAAAACCACTTCTTGATCTCGGGGTACAGCGCGTCGAACAACTGTCCTGCAGCAGGGGCCGTCACCACGGTCTTCTGGGGATACCTGACCGTCTGGTGCCATACGACCAGCATCCCGCAGGCGGCGGTCTTGCCCACCCCATGGCCCGTCCTGACACTGATCCTTCGCTTGCCCTCCGCTACGCTTCGCATGAACTCGCGCTGCCACGACAGCAACTCGACCTTCAGGACCTCCTCGGCAAAGGCCACAGGGTCATGCCGGTACCTGTGCACAAACGCCGTGTACTGGTCGAACATGACCCTCGCCTGCTCGGCAGCCCTCAACTGGGCAGGACGAGGCTTCAGGGCAGTCTCAGCCATTGCCGCTGGCCTCGACCGCATTCAGAAGCTCGGGATAGTGCTTCAGCATCGCCACCAAGTATTCCTGGCGGTCACAATGAACCAGCCGCGACAGGTAGGTGATTGCCTTCCTGAAGGACTCCGCGCAATCGTCCTCATGATTGATAAATTGTGCCGCCACCGACAGACACGCCATCACTCCGATCTTCGGGTCATCGTCATGGTTCAACGCCTTCCACAGCAACTCCTTCATGTCCCGCACACGCTTGTGCCGAGCATCAAGATCATAGTCGTCAGCCACGAGCCCACTTCCTCTCCCGGTAAGCCGCCTGTTTGGCAGCCCCGCTCTCGTACTTCCGGGGCCTCCCACCTTTCGTAACAAGACGCTGTTTCGTAACAGCCTTTCGTAACGTAGGCGCAACCCTCACCAAAGGCTCTTCTCGGACTCGGATCACTGCTACTCCCCAATTTTTCTAAATTTCCTGAACAGAATGTGGGAGTGCTGCATCGGCAGCCGCCCCCTCTGGTGGTCACCGCATCCGGGGGGCTCTTCACTCCCCAGTGCTATCAGGCTGAATGTCGTTGTCCTTCAATGGGTTAGCTGCGTCTGCGTTGTCGGTTGCATCAACGTGCGCAGCATTTGTCATAACATCCATACTATGATCTGCATTATCTGTGCACACGTCGGTGATACTGGCGCCGCGGTTGCCGCTATCACCATGTCTGATCTCCTCGCGTATCTCTTGCTTTGCTTCACCGATGCGTTGTTCGGTGTACTGCATCAGTGCGTCCAGGTGCTGTTGAGTTACGTCTGCGTTGAGGTTCAGGCTTCTCTCTACCAGGTAGCCTTGAGCCTTTAGAATCAGCTCTGTTGCCTTTATGGCTGGTCCGTATTGCTGGTCTACTGATGCTTGCTCTGCA